TATAAAATATACGACTAACCACTTTATAGTATGAATTAATGGTAGTAGGTGAAGAAACCATTTTGTTTACCACATTTTGTATGTGTATCGGCTTAACATCTGATAACTTCATATTGTAAATTGATTTATAGGCATCCACGGCATGGCGGTACATATTTAATGTATTGTGCGTAACGTGGCCTTTTTTTATTTCAAGGAACATATCTGCAAATTCCTTGAATGTTAATTCTTTTAATTCCGTATCTTTGGTGAGTAGTGCTGTTTTGTCTAATTCCTTAACTATAACGTGTCCATATTCCTTAGCCTCACGTTTAGTTTTGAAGCCTTGCTTAGATTTCTGTTTCCATTTATATCCGTCTTTATAGGCTACAATGATTTGAAAGCCTTTGTCTTTTTTCCTTATGGTGAAGTTATATTGCATAATGTACCTCACAATATATGCGTGTAGAAGTTTATTCCCTCGAACTCTATTTCCCTTGCGTGTGCCATGCGTTCTAACAAATCAATATGAGCATGACTATACATATCATCATTTAGAATATGACCTATCTCATGTAATATACCTTTACGTTGTACATCAGTAGGCTTATCACGATTAACTAGAATGGTGTAAGTACCATCATCATTTAAAGTGAGTACTGCATTTTGAGATGGTCTTAACTTGGTGTAAATCAAAACTATGTTCATAATACTTAACCCCCTTATGGGGATATTGTATCGCATGAAATGCGTAAAAATATACACATTATTTATTTGTGATTGAATGTAATATCCAAGCTAATACAGATGTTATCCATATTGACATAGAGGAAACTATCCCTATACTTAATATAAAATTAGGCTTGTAATGAATAAACAATATATTTAATAGCACAGAAATTATTAACCACGGAACGAACACAGTATATGCCTTTTCTTGCTTAGAATAGAATAATATAAATAATAGTGCAGCCACTATACCTACAATACCTGCAACAGTAGGGTAATCAAAGAAATATGCAACTATAGATATAACAGAGAATAGTAATTCCATATTATTTGCCCTCACGTTTCTTCAACATTTCAATCGTATTAATTACAAAATCAATATCATCCTTGGACATATCCTTGCTTGCATCAAATAGCAATTTCAAATTAGGGTTATCTTTTACCGCTTGTGCATATTCAGATACTTTATGATCGTTGTAATAGTTTAAACCCATCAAATCTTCTGGTGTTGTGTTTAAAGCTTCGGCGAATGCAAATATTTTAGATTGAGCCAAGTCAATTTTACCGCTTTCAATTTTAGCAATGCTGGTTCTATCTTTATAACCAACTTTTCTTGCTAACTCATCTTGCGACATTTTTAAGTTTTCTCTTAATGTTTTTATATTGTCGTATAGTGTCATATCAAATCACCTCTTAACGCTATTATCCATTATGATTTTAAATGTAACGTGAAAAAAAATCAACTTTTTTAGGAAAAAGTGTTGACACATATTCACCATGATGTTATATTATGGGTGTGAATTAAATTCACACATAATCAAAACGAAAGGGGGTGTAGAATGGACACACTCAAAGAAATTATTAACGCTAAAGGTTTTAAGTTAAACTTTGTAGCTAGTGAGTTAAACATCACTAGAAAGGCTTTATATAAGAAGTTGAGAGGTGATAGCGAATTTAAAGCTAGTGAAATTGCACGATTGGTTGATATGTTGAGATTAACCAGCAAAGAAACTAAGGAAATTTTTTTTAAATAAAATAGTGAATTAAATTCACTTATAGGGGTGATTGGATGCTAGTACAAAATCAAAAAGATTTGAAGCTGGCCAACAAAAGATATGGCCAAAGCACAACAAGATTTGGATGGGCTGGCAGAAATGATGAGTATGGCCAATACTGGCGAAAACTTATCAAGGCTAAATGGCCTAAACGTAATCAATCAAGATGGAATAAGAAAGTTATCCTATCTTGGGTGAAGTTAGCCAGAACTGCTGACCGCCATGCAAGGAATGAAAAGCGATGGAGAGCCTAGTATACACAGCTAGACAAGTAGCAGAATTATTTCAAATTTCACTAACTGCAGTGTATGACCTAAGAAATAAAGGAAAGCTAACACAACTACCAAATATAAGTGGTGTGAAATTTAACAAAAGAGAGGTTGAAGCATTAGCTGGTGTTGAAGATGAATATAACGCAATTGGTTATAGAAAACTACAAAGCGAGGTGGAAAGCCTAAGAAAAGAAAACCATAAGTTAAAGAGTGAAATAAAAAAAATCACCAGCCAAATGCTAGTGATCGTAGGAGAAGAATTATGAGATTTGAGTGGAAAGTAAATCAAATAAAAAATGATTTAGTAGTTGAAAAGGAAAAATTAGTTAAAGCCTTTAAAAACAGAAATACGTTTAGAACCGACCACCCATGTTACAAAATCATTGCGAAAAGAAAGGTGGAAAGAGCAGTACAGAATATAAGAGATTATAAAAATGAAATTGGATATTGGAGCGTACAATGATTAAGTTGTTTTACACGTTGAGAATTATCGGTGCAATTCTAGCAGTTGGTGCTATGGGTAGTTTAGAAATAGACACTATAGACTACTGGACATGGTTTTGTCAAACCATGTTTGGAGTTACACTTTGGTTTCTAACTGGCTATTGGTTAGAAGAATATAAGTATTATGAAAATAAAAAAGTCCGCTATGAAAAGTGTTAGAAGAAGTTTTAGCGGACTTAGTGTAGGAGTATTAGAAAATACTCTACTTGTATTTTAACACAAGGAGAAATAAATGGAAATTAATTTAACACCTGTTGTTAGTCAAAATCAACAAGTATTCAAGTGGAACAAAGATGAAATCAAATCTTACTTTGAAGAACAATTAGAAAAATACAAAGGTCTTGTAGTTACGGAAGATAACTATAAAGACATGGTAAGTGCCAAGAATGAAATTGTTAAGTATCGGACAACGCTTGATAAATTTTGTAAAGAGAAAAAACGTGAACTCAAAAGACCTATTGAGTTGTTTGAGGAAGAAGTAAACGAAGTATTGAAAGTTGTTTACGATGCAGAAAAACCACTTGCAGAACAAATCAAATACTTTGATGAAAAAGAGGCACAAGCTAAAACAGATGCAATCAATAAGTTTATCGAAAAGATGATTGAAAAATATGGAGTGCGTGAAGAGTACGCAAATCAACTTCAACACGATAAACGCTGGTTAAATAAAACTGCAAAGATGAAAGACATTGAAATCTCTATTGAGGGAATGATGATTGAGATTTCAAAAAGACAACAATCGGATGATGATTACAAACAAATCTTAGCAGAGAAAAAAGGCATGATTGAATTTGTTGTAGATACTTGTAATCAACAATACGAACTAGCAACACCAATCACATTTGATGAATGTTGGGATGCAGTAAAAGATATGCCGTTAGATCAGGCTAGAGAGTTAATCAATGCAAAATTTGCAGAGCGTAACGAAATGGAAGAGGCTGCACGAGCAAGTATCACAAATGAACCAGTTGAAACAATCGAAGTTGTAGAAACTAAAACTGGTTTTACAGTAACTGTTTACGATTTAACGGAAGATGATGTAAAAGATTTAACTGATTTCTTAGAAATGCGTGGTTACAAGTACAAAGAGGTATAGATGGATAGTAGATATAATGCAGTAAAAACTGTACCGCAATCAGCGTTAAAGGTAATTGACTTTGGGAAACTCAAAGGAAAATATGATATTTCCCCTCAATGGCGATGGGAAATATTAACGGAAACATATGGTATGTGCGGCATTGGTTGGAAATTTGAGGTTGTTAGCAGTCAACAAGTACCAGTTGAAGAAACAAAAGAAACCATGTTGTATGTATTGGTAAATCTATATATCAAAGATGGAGATACATGGAGTGAGCCAATTCCCGGCTATGGTGGTGATTTCTTAATCTACAAAGATAAAAATGGTTTTCATGGTAACGATGAGGCATTTAAGATGGCGGTTACCGATGCATTAGGTACTGCAGCAAAAATGATTGGTGTAGGTGCGGATGTGTATCGAGGTTTACAAGATACCAAAATCAATGCAGCGGCAGAAAAGGAAAAGAAAGAAAAAGAATTTGACCCTCACAATGCTTACGCAATCGTATTAAAAATGGCAAGTGAACATGGGTTAAACGAAAAACAAGTATCACACCAATTAACTCAAATGTTTGGTGTTGGTGTGATTGATAACATCACAAGAGATCAAATGTCTAAGCTTTATGACTGGGTAAAAGGTTATGAAGTGGACAACAAATAACATCGAAACATTAAGAAGCCCGCTAGGTGTAATGATAGTTATACCAGCACCACATGACAACGATCTAGCGAAATTAGATAAAGAAAAAGAATATGTGATTGAGATTAAAAGAAAATCAAAATCACGTAGCATGAACGCTAATGCATACTGCTGGGTTCTGTGTCAAAAAATAGCAGAAGTAATGAGCAATCATTCGTATATGTCTAAAGAGGACGTATACCGCAAGGCAATAAAAGATTGTGGACATTTCTCGTATGTACCAGTAAGAGAGGATGCAATCGAACGCTATATCCAAATATGGCAAGGACACGGACTAGGATGGATAGCCGAAGATGCTGGCGAATGTAAAACGTTGGTGGGGTATCACAATATCATGTGCTACCACGGAAGCAGCGTATACAACACGAAAGAAATGGCAAGGCTTATTGATTGTCTAACAGACGAATGCGAACAACTAGGCATCAAGTTAGAGCCTAGCGAATACATTCAATCACTCATAGAGGGTTGGGATAGTGAACAAGCGAAAAAGGAATGACGATAAACTTTACAAAATAACAAGACCACAAGCTATTGAACGAGATAGTATAGATGGCTATCCATGTTGTGTAATATGTGGCGCACCTGCTACAGAGGTACACCACATATTGCCTAGGGGTAGAGGCGGTACAAGTGAATTAAATAACCTAGCGTGTTTGTGTAGATGTTGCCATGAAAACTTAGCACACGGAGTATTTGCAAAGGAAACCAAATTAAAGCTAGAAACAATCATTATGGAAAGGATGAAACAATATGAAAAGAATTGATGTTGTTGAACTATATGTTAAGAAACGCATTGAGAAATTAGAACAAACGCAAGCCGAATACAAAGTAAATGAAAAAGAAATTACAGAATTGAAAGATGTGTTAGATGTAATTGAACAAACGCAACCAAAAGTTAAATGCGTAAGCAATGGTTAATGGTTAGCCTATGAGCGATAACAAAAAATATTACTATCTTAGATTAAAAGATAATTTCTTTGATAGTGATGAGTTGAAGATATTAGAAAGCATGAAAGATGGCTACTTGTACAGTAATATTCTTTTAAAACTCTATCTACGAAGTCTAAAGAATGATGGAAAGTTAGTTGTTAATGATCGCATTCCTTATAACGCAGAAATGCTGGCAAGTGTAACTGGACACCAAATAGGAACAGTTAAACAAGCACTATCAATTTTCAAAGAATTAGGACTAATTGATGTACTAGAGAATGGCGCAATCTATATGTTGGATATTCAAAACTTCATTGGTAGAGGCAGTAGTGAGGCTGACAGAAAGAGGGAATATAGACAACGAATAGAAAGCGATAGGACAAATGTCCTGACAAACGTCCGACAAATCTCTGACAAAACTCCACCAGAGATAGAGATAGAGAAAGAGATAAAGAAAGAGATAAATAAAATACATTGTCATGTTGAACATGACAACACCTCTAATTCTATAAATGAAATCATTGAATATCTTAACTCTAAAACTAACAAGAACTATAGAAGTACAACACAGAAAACTAGAACGCTGATAAAGGCAAGAATGAAAGAACACTTTACGATAGACGATTTTAAGATTGTCATTGATAAAAAATGTTCTGAATGGATGGGTACTAAATTTGAACCATACCTTAGACCTGAAACATTATTTGGTACAAAGTTTGAGGGATATTTAAACCAGTCGCTTGCTAAGTCAGAAACTGAAAGACGAATTGATAGTGTTAATGAATTGATTGATATGTACGAACAAGAGGAAAGGATGAGTAATGAGGAAGTCGGATATACTAACTGCGATAGCACCGATTACAGTCATGTATCAGAAAGATATTGATAAAAAGAAGTTGGAATTATATGTTGCTATGTTAAGTGATATTAACCCAGTAACATTGAGTGCTGCAGTTGAAGAGTTAATCAAAACACATGAATATCTACCAAGCGTAGCAACGATTAGAAAGAAAGCAAAAGAGATTAGCGACTATGTAAACGATGTTCAAGAAATGGACACCGCACAAGGTGCATGGGAAATGGTAATCAAAGCTGCACAAAGTTATGGCTATGACAAAGGGTTAGAACGATTGAGCGGCTTAACCCTAACTTGTGCCAAATCTATATGGTCATCGTTTGATCCACGCAGGGGTGATGATTACAACGAAAGCAGTTGTAGAGCGCAGTTTATCAAACAATATGAACAAATGGCGGTTAGAGAACAACATAGATTGAAGATGGCAAATGCTATTAAAAATAATGGTTTATTGCTAGAGGCTAGGCAAAAAGCAGAGAAAGAACGAATGGCATTAGAAAGTGGTGAACGAACAATTAAAATGTTACCAACTGGAAACCTAGTAGAAGTAGCCAAAGAACCAGTTGATGCAACAGAAATAATCAACAAAAGCAAAATATCTGACAAGGGGAAAGAGTTATTAAAGCAAGCAATAGGGGGATAGATGAAACAAAAACCAAAGGAATTTGAAGTGAGTTGTAATGTATCGTTCAATGTTAGCTTTACAGTACTTGCAACTAGCGAGGAACAAGCAAGGGTTAAGATTGATAACCTACTTGAAATTATGCGGAATGAGGCAACAGTCGATTGCCACATTCACGAAGATTATGATGTGTACATTGATGATACAGAGGCATCTTTAAACAAAATGTATTATTACTAAGGAGAATTATGAACACAGTACAGATTTTAGGAAATTTAGCACGTGATCCAGAAGTGCGTTATACACAAAGTGGTCGAGCGGTGGCCACTTTTACGGTAGCAGCAACTAACACCTATATTGACTCCACAACAAATGAAACGAAAGAACAAACCGCTTTCGTAAACTGTGTGGCTTGGGGCAAGCTAGGCGAAGCAGTAGGAAACTACAGAAAAGGAAATCGGCTATTTGTAGAGGGGCGTATTCAAACACGTTCTTACGAAGATAGCAACGGACAAAAGAAATACGTTACGGAAGTAATCGCCGGTTTCGTTGGTATATCCGCTTTAAATGATATGGCAACTGAAAGTAACTTTGAAAATTTTGCAGATGATAAAGGCAACGATGAAAATGTTCCGTTTTAAGGAGTGATAAAGATGGTTGAATTATTAGTTGTGGCGAGTTGTGGAACTGCTACATATAAAACAGAAACATATAAAAATAAAGAAATGTTTCAAAACGATATTGAAAATGTGAATGATGGCTATAAGAAGTTAATTACTTTTACAGACAAATTTAGAAAATTCGTTGCCGTATCTCCTGTTAATTGCGTTATCGAATGTGAAGATTGCGAGGAGTGAGTAACAATGCTAGTTAAAGATGAAACAAAATATTGTTGGTGTGAAGATGAATACGCTGGCGAACCGCAAAATAGCATTAAAGAGGCTATCGAAGATTATGTCAATAATGAATATGACTACGGTGATTTTGATGCTTTAAGTCGAGAAGAATTATTACAAACAACAATAGAGATAGGTCATCCATACCGATATGTACCTGAGGTAGATGGTGAACGTGTGATTTGGAATGTGTGTGATTACAACTTAAATGATGAAATTGCAGAATATTCAGATGATTACATGAAAGATGTTAAACACGAACACATGGATGAATTAAGCGAAGAACTAACGAAAGTATTCCAAGCATGGGAAAACCGTCATGGGTACAAAAATGATGCGTTTGTAGTGTTAGAAGCAAAAGACTATCGTATTGAAGATTATATAAAGGAGTAAATATGTTACAAATAACAGTATTTATGAATGGTGCGACTAGAAGATATTTTACAAATTCATTTAAGGATAACTACTTTTGTGATGAGGAAATGAAAGCGTATGACTCAGCGTTACAAAATGTAGATTTGGGAAATACACAAACAATTAAATTCGTTGATATTACCACAAATGTAAATGTTTCGGTATCACCTATTACGTGCTTAATTGAATGTGAGGAAGTAGAGGAAACGTGAGTATATGACGGAACAAGATATTCAATATGCGTTAGGGAAACATTTATTTCTTAAAAATGTATGTATACCTAATGTGTTAATGAGTGGTGTTAAGAAAGCGCCTTATGAGGCCGATTTTATCTACTTTAATCTTAATAAATTGCACTTAACTGAAGTCGAAATTAAAACAGATATAAATGATTTCCGTAACGATTTTAAGAAAGCACGTTACCATGACAATCATAATGTTATGTATTTGTATTATGCGGTTCCTAGAAGTTTATATGATGATCATTGGGAAGTAATTGATAAAATGCTTGGCAGTGCTGGGTTAATTCTAATTGATGAATATAGTGGAACTAACTTTGATAAGCCAGTATACAAAGTTGGCGGTTTTATTAAAAGAGCAAAACGAAGAAAAGATTCTGTTAAGTTAAATGAACAAGAAAAGGAGTACTATATGCGAATTGGATGTATGAAATGGGTGAATAGATGAAAGTAGAGTTATTTAATGATAATTTTCAGAATTTTAAGCGATATGGAATACCAAAGGCACAATTAGTTATTGCTGACATTCCATATAATCTAGGGAACAATGCATATGCAAGTAATCCTATGTGGTATGTAGACGGTGATAATAAGAACGGCGAAAGCAAAAAGGCAGGTAAAGCATTCTTCAATTCTGATTACAACTTTAACATTGCAGAGTACTTTCACTTTTGTAATCGGTTGTTAAAAAAAGAACCTAAAGAGCGAGGACAAGCACCATGCATGATTGTGTTCTGTTCGTTCCAACAAATGCCAATGGTTATTGAATATGCAAAAAAACATGGGTTTAAAAACTACATTCCTATTACATTCAATAAAAATTATAGTGCGCAAGTCTTAAAGGCGAATATGCGTATTGTAGGTGCTACAGAATATGCATTGGTTTTGTATCGTGAAAAACTTCCTAAGTTTAATAACAACAAAAAAATGATATTTGATCACTTTGAATGGAAACGAGATAACAAAAATCTAGTACCTAATATTCATCCAACGCAAAAGCCTGTGAGTGTACTTAAACGATTAATTGAAATCTTCACAGATGAGGGCGATGTTGTGATTGATCCAGTAGCTGGTAGTGGTAGTACATTAAGGGCGGCTATGGAATTAGGTAGAAGTGCATACGGTTTTGAAATTGACAGAAGAATGTATGCAAAAGCTAAAGAAGAAATGTTAAATGATGTAAAAGTGCAAACAAATTTGATGGAATTTGCAGAATAAAAAAGAGAGGTAAATATGTACGATTTACAAGAAAAAGCAATCAACGCAGCAAGAACAGTTTTATTTAATGAGTTTTGTTATAATGCAAACGAAATAACGCCAGAGGACATGTATATAGTTTGGTTTTGTAAGACATTACAAAATTGGAAAGCATTGGTAAGTGGTGTGCATATCAATGCGTATATCGAGGTTACATATAACGGAGATAAACAAGAGATCTATGTTGATGTGTATCAAAAAGCTTGTAATCAATGCTTGAAAGATGGCGGTGATGAAGATTGCCAATAAATAGCAAACAAAAAGGCGCTAGAGGCGAACGAATGTGGCGAGATGTATGTAGGTCGCATGGGTTCGATAAAGTCCGTAGAACGGCACAGTACTGCGGAAACACAGGCGATGCATCGGACTGTGTAGGTTTACCAAATATCCATCAAGAAGTCAAATTTGTTGAAAACCTAAATGTACGCAAGGCATATGAACAAGCGGAACATGATGCACAGAAAAGTGGTGATATGCCTATAGTAGCTTGGAAAAAAAGCAACAAACCTTGGTTAGTTGTAATGAGTGCGGATAATTTTTTCCGTATCTACAAAGAAAGTGAATGGAGTGAGGAACATGGAACAAATGAAAGTGAAATTAGTTAATGAATACGCACAACTACCAACAAGAGGTAGTAAGGATGCAGCTGGGTTAGATTTGTATTGTCCATTTGATGTGATCGTGCCAGCGGATAGTCAAAAGAAAATACCTTTAGGGATAGCAATTAAAATTCCTGATGGTTGTGTAGGAGTACTAGCACCAAGAAGTAGTCTACATAAAACACCACTTAGAATACCAAATAGTGTAGGTATCATAGATAGTGATTATGTTGGAGAAATATGTGCAATATTTGACAACGTATCATGCAAAGATTACACGATTAAACGTGGTGAACGTATAGCACAATTGATTGTGATGCCAATCATTAAAACAAACGTTATTGAAGTTGACGATTTAGGAGAAACTGAACGTGGAGAAAATGGGTTTGGTAGTACTGGCAAATGATTAAACAAGCGTTAATAGGTGGTGTTTAGCAAACAATGTATAACCCAAAAGAAAAGCGTACGTGCAATATCTCTATTGAGGAGTTATTGGAATTGGGACATGAATATAAAAGAAAACAAAAAATACATGCTTCAGCACATATAGGAGCATTAATTTATTTAATCGCATTAATAGTATTTGTGGTTTTTAGTATAGCTTTTATATTGTATTGGTTAATTATTGGAGGATAATAAAATGACATGGAATGAATTAATCAATCTGATTGATGAACATCAATTTGGAGAAAGTGATGTTAAATTGCTAACGGCAAACAATGATATTGTTGATGTAATATGTGTAGCTGTTGAAAAAGAATGTGATGATGTAATTTTAATTGGTGAAAGAATGTAATGAGATATGGGCGGTGAAATATCCGCCCTATCATAAGAGGTGAGTATGCGATCTTATTATTTAAAACTAAAGAAAATGGCATATAGTTGCGTTGACTTTCAGATGCTTACAAATCATAAGCAATTTATAGATAAGGCATACAATGATGGTTTCATCACGCAAAAAGAATATGGCAAGATGCTTAAATTTATAGATCGTGTTGTAGCCAAAGGTCTTAAATGCGAAGAAATAGGATTATAAGAGGTGAGCATGAGGATTTATAACGATATAAAACGAATTGGTATGGAAGATACAATTTACACATTGCAACGTGCGTTGACCTTTGTTTATAACGATGAGTTGCTAGAACCTAAAGTTACATATGATTTTGGTAGATTTAGTATTATCTACAAATATGGCGATATCAATATAGGCATAGAATTACCATTGATTAAATTAGAGTTTTTAAATCTTACGTTAGAGCAACTTGCGTTGGATATAAAGAAACAAGTTATATCACAATATAGATATGAAATAGATAAACAATATGGGGGTGTGTATGATTAGTTTAGAGTTGTTATCTAGTGCTTTAACAATCGTTATTGGTGATACAATCTGTAAACCTAAGATTGAAAGAGAGGACGGCAGCATAAAAATTATATATAAATTATCAACTGTAACTATTACAGAATTATCAACAGTATTTGAAATAGAACATTGCATGAGGTTGGACTTTTTTGTTGATAGAGTAAGACTTAAAATCAAACATCAAATATACAATTCGTTATCAATGGGGAATACCAATGGAAATATTAAATTATAGTGGATATGTCGAACATTCCGACTTTTACATCGCACCTCAAAGCTATCAAGATGCATTTGAGTTTTTATGCCAGCTTGCATTTGAGAGCGAAGAAACTGTGTTCTATATAGGTAAAGCCATTGAGTATGATAAAAGCTATGGCTTTGATGAAGATGATAACTTTTATTTAGAAGATGAAGTTAGGTTTGAATGGAACGAGGAAAAGGGAGAGTGGGTAGAAAGTGTTTAGACGATATGAGAAAAGGGTTAATGAAATTCAAGCTGTACAATATAACGGCACTAACGTTATGGAAATAGTCGATTTTATTGGTGATGTAATTGGTATTGATTGGTATGAAAACGCATCATTAGAAATCACAACAGATGATGGAATAATCGAATGTTTTAAAGGGAATTATATTGTTAAAGATCATAAAGGTAAAATTAAAGTTCATGAGGCAAGTGAATTTGAAACGACTTACAGAGAGGTAGAAGATTATGATTAGTGATGAACAAGGGAGAGAATGGTTACTTCAAAAGTTTTATGATGATGGGTGGTTATATTATTATAAAGCAGGTAATGGATGTATGTACCTATCCAAACGAAAGCCTGCTTTTCGTATAGGGAGTAATGAAATAGACCCAAACAGTGGCGGAACAACAAAGTGTACTGATGCTTTTGTAGGGTTAATTCCTGAAATGCAACTTAATGAAGTGTTGGATATCACAAAATGTTTAAATATTGTTAATTGGTCGGAAGTAACGATTGATACGCCTATAATCGTTACTACATCATATGGTGGTGTTGTAAATATGCACTTTTCTAAGTTTGAAAATGGCTTCATATATTATTACAGCGGTGGACGTACAAGTTGGACGCAAACAAAACCAATTGGAATGTATAAAACCACGCCTGAATATGTAAAACTAGCAGAGGTATAAATACATGGCACGTTTAGTTGTGGTTGATGCAGAAAAATTAGCTATTAAATGTGGTGATGTTAAATGTGTTCCTAACGTGCGTGATTATGGATCAGAAATTATAATATATTACAGGTTTAGAGGCTGGTGGCTTAACATACAGTGGATAACATCAAATCTGATGGGGCTAACAAAAAATGAAATCGAACACATAAAAGGAATGGCACAATGTAAATATAATATGTATTATGCAAAAAGCGTGGTGAGTAATATTTGAGCGAACTAGACGAAAAGAAACTAATAGAAAAGGCGGTTGAGTACTTGCAACCTGTTAAGTTGATTGATGTACAAATTGCATCTATCAAGGAAGAAATCAATAAGTTAAGAGCAAACCTTACATCAATAGGTGCGATTGATTACAGTAAAGACAGAGTAACAGGCGGTGGCACTCCGCAAGGTTTAGAGGGTAGTGTAGCTAGATTTCTTGATACAGTCGCAGAACGTGATAAACGTATTGATGAGTTATCAAAGTTAAAGTGCGATGCGATCACTAAGATAGATGCACTAGATGAAAAACTAGGAGCAATCATCCTACGCTATGAATTTGTACTCAATAATACAACAGAAGATGCTTATAAAATGATAGGGTGTTACTCTACGAAACAAGCGAAGAGATACAAGCAAAAAGCATTATTAGAATTTGGGCAAAAACTTGTCCAGTAATGTCCGCAAATGTCCGTGATTGTCCGTATCAAGTGCGTTTGCTATTAGGTATAATATATATGTAGAAGTTGCCACTAAGCGACTTGTACTCACTCTTTCCTTGTAAAGGTAAATCAAAACACAACAACAAGCGCACCCACATAAGAGTGCGCCTTTGTTGTATATGGGCGAAATGTGGTGTGGGACAATTCATCGATGGACACAGAGTAGCAGCGCAACCATATTTGATTAATGAGTGAAATACAATACTTTTTTCTAATTTCAAAGTATGTGTTAAGAATTTGTAAAAATTTACTGCAAAACTAATAAGGGTAGGTCGAATATTTTCAACATAGCTTATTGACCTTAAATACGAACCTACCCTAATTGGTTTTTACATATTGAATACTGAAAACTAACTAGGCCTCCAAAGATTAGTCATATATTATATTGTTACTTAACCTAACACAAGTACGATTCATAATAGTTAGTTGTTGGTATTGAGTATGTAATGATCATTGAAAACTAGGTGCTTTTATCTATTTAACTTTGTTTTTTCATAGTTGAAACCTAAAATTGCATAAATTGTCATGTCATAAACAAAGCGCCTAGTTTTGAGTGATTGTTGAAAACTGGAGTTATATTTGTTTCCTAGGTACTTAACACGATATAGAGTTTTAGGAGAAATGCTAATTCCTATGTGTTACATCGACAAGAGAGCGATGGTATAACTTCGGTTTTGAATAATCAACACAACAAAAATGAATGAAACTATCACATAATGAGGTATATCCACGGCGATATATCTCATTTTTTGTATAAATCTATCAGAGGAGTGTAAAAATGACACAGATACATTGCGATAGAAAACATTGTCTAAACAATGACAAGCATGGCATATGTACTGCCAAAACAATTGAATACAATGGCAAGTGTCAAACATATATTACACATGGTAGTGCAAGTAAAAATTCATGTGGTTTATGTGTTAGATCACATGGCAAGTTAAAAAGGAAAGGTGGCGAAGTACTGAAATGATTAAAGCAATCAAACAATTCTTTGAAGATAGAAAGCTATTCAAACAAGCAGCCAAGGACTTGAAGAATAAAGAATTACAAGCTAAGGCAAAATATGCTTACGAACATCGTGGTGATAACTTACTGACTATCATTGATTATTTAGCTATTCTATGTGCGATATTAATCGCAATGGCCATTGTGTGGTGTTGGATGTGAATTACCAACCAACAATAAGAAAGCTATTAACCGCATTACGGATGAATGGTAGGCGGTACGTGGTCGATACAAGACAATCATGGAGCAAATACGATAAGCCTTGTAAGGTGTACATAGTAAGTAGAATGTACAACGAAGAAGAATATAAGCTGGCATTCCCTGAAAAGTATAAAAAGGGTAAGACTTTTAAGCAAGGACAACTCTATAAGAAAGAAAGCGAGTATAGCAGCACCAAACAACATGAGGTGTTGCTATTTTTAGTTAAGACATATAAAGGTGGTGAGTAACATTGACGAATATTGAAGAATTAGCACAAAAACTAACTAAGAAAGAACGCATATTCGCTGATGAATACGTTAAGACCACCAATGGAACACAAAGCGCAATTACTGCTGGATATTCAGAAAAGACGGCAAGTGTAACAGCTAGCAAGATGCTAAGAAAACCTAAGGTGCGCCAATATATAGATGCAATCATGGATGAGCGCAGCAAAGACACAATCGCAACGGCTGATGAAGTGTTGGAATATCTGACTAGGGTCGTTCGTGGAGAAGAAAAAGATGCATTTGGTTTAGATGTATCTGTTGCCGATAAAACGAAAGCAGCTGAACTGTTAGGTAAACGGCATATGTTATTTACCGATAAGGTGAAACTAGATGCAGAAATAGAGATTGATATATCCGATAGGATGAAACAAGCAAGGGTGAAATCTGATGAAGTACAACAAGGCACAACTGATTGATGCGTTGGGTTCGTTCACTCATGATCCTTTAGGTTTTGTATATTTCGCATTCCCTTGGGGTGAAAAAGGAACTTCACTTGAAAGGTTTGATGGGCCAGATGAATGGCAAATTAAAATCTTAAAAAAGATTGGGGATGAATTAAAGAAAGGGAAAAGCCTTTCAAAGGCAATTAAAATTGCAATCGCATCAGGTCATGGCATCGGAAAATCAACATTAGTATCGTTTCTTATTTTATTTGCTATGGCTACACACGAAAATACAAGAGGTGTAGTTACTGCTAATACAGAAAAACAGCTATCGTCTAAAACATGGGCTGAGTTGAGCAAGTGGTACAACCTATTTATAGCTAAAGAGTTGTTTGTTTATACCGCTACTGCGTTGTTTAGTTCTGATAAACAGTACGAGAAAACATGGCGGATTGATGCTATTCCTTGGTCGGAAAGCAACCCTGATGCATTCGCCGGTCTACATAACCAAGGAAATCGTATCCTTATCATATTTGATGAGGCATCTTCTATAGCAGACATTATTTGGGAAGTTGCAGAGGGTGCTTTGACGGATAAGGAAACAGAAATTATATGGTGTGCATTTGGAAACCCTACTAAAAATAGTGGACGTTTTAGAGAATGTTTTAGAAAGTATCGCAATTACTGGCACACAGAACAAATTGATAGTAGAACTGTTAAAGTTTCAAACAAAGTTTTGCTAAATGAATGGGTCGAACTCTATGGAGAAGATTCTGACTTTGTTAAAATCCGTGTTCGTGGTGTGTTTCCTTCCGCATCAGATTTGCAGTTTATCTCTACTGAAATTGCGGATAAGGCACAAAAGCAATCTTATAAACCGGGAGCATTTGACCATTTACCGGTAATCATTGGTGTGGATCCTGCGTGGACTGGTTCAGATTCCTTGGAAATAGTTATGCGGCAAGGCTACTATATGAAGTCGCTGGCGTCGATTCCTAAGAATGACGATGACTGGCGTATGGCTCAACTCATCGCTCAGTTCGAGGACGAATACAAAGCAGATGCCGTATTCATCGATATGGGGTATGGAACAGGCATCTATAGCATTGGTAAGCAATTAGGCCGCAAATGGCGGTTAATTGAGTTTGGTGGTAAAAGTAATGACCCTGTATATCTTAATATGAGGGCCTATATGTGGGGACAAATGAAAGAATGGCTCCGTGAAGGTGGCTCGATTCCACCGAATGACCAAGCACTTTATGATGACATTGTAGGGCCTGAGGCTATCATCGATAAGAATGGCCATATTCAGCTCGAAAGTAAAAAAGATATGAAAGAACGTGGCTTACCATCACCAAATAAGGGTGATGCATTAGCTTTGACCTTTGCTGCACGGGTCGTTAAAAAAAGTGAAACAGGCAATAGGATTGTAGCTAATACAAGTTACAATCCTTTTTAATTGTAGAAAGTGAGGGATAAAGATGTGTATGAAAGGTGCATCTGCTAACTATACACCACCTGCTCCGGCTCCAACTGTTCAAACGAATATGAGCAATCAGACTGGTGAGGAAATGGCAGAAACTAAACGCAAATTCAAACGTGGCTTTGAATCTACTATCTTAGGTCCGACTGCGAGCGGTCAGAAATCAATTCTAGGAGGATAGCATGGCGGAAATGGAATCTTTACTAGCTAGACAACCTACGGAAGGTGTTAAGCCTGTTAGGCGTGATTATACAAAGTTGAGAAAGAAGTTTTCGCAACTATTTAACGCACAGCAACGATACATAAATAAGTGGAAGCAGTTGCGTGACTATCAGTTGCCGTTTATTGGTCAATTTGATGGTGAAGAGGACCAGTCGGAACCTTACAACGGTAAAATCCTAAATCCTGTAGCTTGGGAGTCCTGCCAGATATTCGCTAGTGGTGTCATGAGCGGCTTAACGCCTCCAAGCCGTAAATGGTTTAAGCTAACCATGGAGAATATCGATGTAGCAGCGAATAGCCAAGTTGCGGAATTATTGGATGAACGAGAGGAAATCTTGTATGCGGTCCTCGCTAAATCGAATTTCTACAGCGTAGTTCACCAAGTTTATATAGAATTGCCTATGGGGCAAGCACCTATGGGGATATTTGCTGATAGTGAATCTGGTGTTCGTTTTACATCATATCCGATAGGAACCTATGCTATCAGCACAAACAGTAAGGAAACTGTAAATATCTTTGGTCGTAAATACAAAATGACAGTAGATCAGATTGTCGAACAGTTTGGGTATGATAACTGCCCAGATAACGTTAAGAATATTTACGACAACGGAAACAGCTTGCAACAGTCATTCATAGTCAATTGGTTGGTTGAGCCTAACAAAGACCGTAAGGACAAGTTAGGGCGTCGCAATATGCCATACTCGTCCATTTATTGGGTTGAAGGTAGCAACAGCGATGAAGTGCTGTATCATGGCGGATTTGAAGAGTGGCCAATTCCTATCGCTCGTCATACGTCGATGGACCTAAATGGTTACGGTAAGGGTGCCGCATGGTTTGCCCAACCAGATTCACAAATGCTACAGAAATTGGAGTTTGATTATCTAACAGCCGTTGAGTTAGGCGTTAAGCCTCCAATGCAAGCACCATCTGATGTTATCAGTACGGTTAACTTGTATCCGGGCGGCATTACAGAAATTGAGGGGCAACATAAGGTTGAACCGATGTTTGCAGTGCAGTCCAATTTACAAGATATTCAAAACAAGATTGCAGTTACAGAGGATTCAATCAAAAGAGCCTATAGTGCGGATTTATTCTTGATGTTAGACCAAATCGACAAGGGCCAGATGACGGCTCGTGAAGTTATGGAACGTACTCAAGAGAAATTGCAACAGTTAGGCCCTGTGGTTGAACGGTTACTATCTGAGTTCTTGAATCCAATTATTGAGCGTGTGTATGCAGTTCTAGATCGTGCCGGTGTGTTTCCACCTGTTGAGGATGAGGAACTTCTAGACCAATTAAATGGCCAAGAGGTGAAGATTGAATATATCTCGCCACTAGCGCAAGCGCAAAAGATGAGTTCATTGGTTAACATTGAACAGTATTTTGCGTTCATTATGTCTTTGGCACAGGCTAATCCTAACATCGTTAACAAGTTCAACTTTGAGGAAGCGGCCAATACATACGGAGTTAATTTGGGCGTACCTGCTAAGATTATTCGTTCCGATGATGAATATCAAGAAATCTTGGCACAGCAAGCACAAGCACAGGCTGAACAGGAACAGCAACAACAACTTATGCAAGCGGCTCAATTGGCACCGGGAATGGCGCAAGCAGCTAAGCAAGCAACAGACGCCGCCAATGATGGCAACCCTGCATTACAGAGTTGGCTAGGAATGGACGGTGTTTAGATGAATACAATTAAAGATTATATGCAAGAGCGAGATATGCAGGCTCTTAACCACGTACTTAGCACAGAGCTAGGTAGGTGGTTTTTTTGTCGGTTAATGGATCGCTCAGGCATATTAAAGCAATCGTTCACTGGTAACAGTGAAACATATTTCAACGAAGGAAAACGCAAGGTGGGGCTGTTATTCCATGGGGACCTAAACAAATTAGGTATCGACGGAGTCAAACAGTACCACCAAGCACAGCTCGAATATATTGGGCAACAAGAATATTTTAATAATTTAGTCGAAAAGGAGACACAAAATGGTTGAAGAAACTATGGGTGCTAACAATAACATGACTGGCAATGAATCGGGCGCAAATCCGGACCTAAACAATCCTACGCCACCTACTGAACCACCTGCTAATCCAAATGGTGAAGGTAATCCATCTGTACTAGGCGGTGATAATACACCACCTACTGAACCAACGGTTTATGACTTCAAAGAGGTATTCCCAGAAGGTACTGAGCTTGATGAAACTGTATCTGCTGACTTTAGTAAGTTACTTAATCAAGTCGGTGCGACACAGGAACAGGCAGTTGAACTAGCCAAGTTTGGCAGTCAGTACGCACAGAATATCTTGACTGCTTATCAAGAACAGCAAGAACAAGCGCTTGTTGAAAAACACCAAGAGGATTATGAAAACGCCAAAAAGGAATTGGGCGGCAAATTCGATGAAACTGTAGCCCTCGCAGGTAAAGGCATCGAAGCACTAACTAAAGCAGTGCCGGAATTACGTCAATTGTTGGTTGATAGTCGCATTGATAACAACATCAACATGATTAAGGTATTTTCTGCTGTTGGTGAAATGGTTCAGGAAGACCCGGGGGTGGGCAATTCTAAAGGCAGCCACGAAATTACAAACGAACAACAATTGGCTGAATCTATTTATGGCGATATGAAGAAATAAGGAGAAATTAAATGGCAATTGGAACATTAAATCCTACTCTACTTGATGTAGCACAACGTGTAAAAGGTGATGGTCATCTCGATAAAATTGTTGAAATGATGAACCAAACAAATGAAATTTTAACTGATATGACAATGCTTGAAGGTAATCTTCAAACTGGTAATATGACTACTATTCGTACTGGTTTACCAAAGGCAACTTGGCGGTTATTCAACAGCGGTGTAAATCAAGACAAATCCAAAACAGCACAAATCACGGATGCCTGCGGTATGCTTGAGGCTTATGCAGTTGTTGACCGTAAATTGGTGGATATTTCTAACAATGCTGCTGAATTCCGCTTACAAGAAGATCGTGCATTCTTGGAATCTATGAACCAAGAAATGGCATCTACTTTATTCTATGGTTCTAAATCTGAACCTGAAAAATTTATTGGGTTAGCACCACGTTACAATGATAAAACTGCTCGCTCCGCTGAAAACCTTCTTGATGCAGGGGGTACCGGTAATCAATTGACTTCTATTTGGCTTTGCGTATGGGGCCCTAATACTATGTATGGGTTCTATCCTAAAGGTGGTAAAGCTGGCTTCACAATGGAAAATGATGGTGTAGTTGATGCACTTGATGGTGAAGGCAAGAAGTATAAAGCATATCAAACTCATTATTCTTGGGATTTGGGTTTAACAGTCCGTGACTGGCGTTATGCTGTTCGTATTGCGAACATTGATGTATCTAAACTTACAAAAGATGCATCTGCAGGCGCTGACCTTATCGACTTGATGATTGATGCGGAAGAAAAAATCCCTAACCTTGGTATGGGTCGTCCAGTTTGGTATATGAACAAGACTGTTCGTGGTTTCTTACGTAAACAACTTAACAAAGGTCACCAATATCAAACTGCAGCAGGTAAAGAACCGGGCAAAATCGTTGTTGATTTCAATGACGTTCCAGTACGTCGTACTGATGCATTAATTATTGGTGAGCAACAAGTTAAATAATAGGGGGTAACCAAGTTATGATGATCGATAAAGAAAATGTATTTTTCTGGAAGAAGGCTATTACAGCTAACACAAACTCTGAAGTAGTAATGAATGGTGAAGGGGGCGACGCTGTTGTCGCTCCTTGGCTTGTCATTCGTATTGATGCAGATGTAACCGGTACAGGTTTATTCAATGTCTATACTTCCGACAAGGAAAATATGGCTGATGCTAGATTATTGACCGGTGTTACGCTTCCTGCTAATGCTAAAGCAGGCGAAGAACGTGTAATGCGTATTCCGACTGGTGCGAAAAAGTTTATTCGAATCAATGCTAATAATATGACTGCAGGTACAATTACCGCATTTCTCACATTTGATACGAATATTGCTCGATAAGGTGGTGTAATTATGTTAGTAACAACTAAACAAAAAATGTATCTAACTATGCATGGCCTTGTTGATAAAGGTGAAACAATTGATATTCCGGAAGATGTAATTAATGATTTCGGAAAAGATTGTTTTGAATTTGTAGGTGAAGTAACGCCTAAAGGTAATGAAACAGAGCCGGGTGACAAGAAACCATCTGATGAAAATACTGGCGACGAAAATCCACCAGATGAAAACACTGGTGATGAAAAGCCTAAGAAAACAAGCAAAAAGAAAACCGATACTACGGAAGAATAAGTGACAATATGAGGGGTGCTTATGCATCCCTCTATTACCATATAGGGGGAAACATGACACCTACGGACATTTGTAATCAAGCACTTGCATTAATTAATGCAGGACTACTTTATTCATATGAAGAAGAAACAGAGCAAGGCCGCCAATGTCGTATGCAATATGACCCAACTAGACAGTTGGTATTGCGACAATTCGAATGGAATTTTGCTCGCAAAAATGAAAGATTGGTATTGTCCGCTCATAAAATTAATGGGTGGAATTATGTATATGCGTATCCGGAACAATGTATTCGGATATTAGGTGTTATTCCACAAGGCGATCGCTTTCATGCGGAATCGCAACCGGAATACAACATATTTAATATTGGAAATAACAAAAAGTGCATAGTGAGCGATGTGCCACTAGCATTCATTGATTATATATATGATGTAACAGATTTGGATGTTTGGGATTCAATATCCTTATATATGTTGCAGTGTAAACTGGCTAGTGCATTAGCTATGCCACTCACTGGCGACAGAGGATTGTTTGACCAAGCGTACAAGTTGTATCAAGCTGCAGTTCAAGAAGCTAAAGGCATGAATGCCAAGGAACGCAAGCAAGATACAGTGTACATATCGAGCTATGTGAAAGCGAGGGATTGGTAATGGGTAATCCTATCTATATCTCACAATTAGCATTTACAACAGGCGAAGTTTCGCCTGATGTATCGAGTCGATTTGACTTAGAGCAATATAAAAGTGCTTTATTAGAGGCAGAGAATGTGGTTATTCGTCCATATGGAGCCGTTGCCAAGAGACAAGGCAGCCAATATGTAGGGCAAGTTAAATATAGCGACAAGCCAACACGATTATTTGAATTTACTACAAACACTAACAATTCCTTCATGCTCGAGTTTGGCGAAAAATATATTCGTGTGTGGAATTATGGTGTTTATACTGGAATTGAAGTTACGACTCCTTTCACTAGCGATATTTTGTTTGACTTAAATTGTAGCCAATCTGGTGATGTAATGTTCATTTGTAGTGGGAAATATCCGATACAGACATTATCACGGTATTCTGACACAGATTGGCGACTTGAAGCTTACAAACTAACTGAACAGCCATATGACACAATCAATACAGACGTTAACTCGACCGTAACAGTAACGGGTGATACGATACGTTCTAGTAAGGATCTATTCAATGCTGATATGGTTGGAATGGTCATGCAACTAGGCTATTTTGTTGCAGCCGTTCACACTAAAAATACTGGTGTTGTAGTAGAGAAAAAAGAAAAACGGTCATTTATGGGAGGTATTCATAAGTGGAATGAGTACAACAACATTAATTACAATGTAGAATCCTACTCCACAGACCAAGATCTAGCTTGGAAATTTACAACGCATGGGACATGGACTGGTACAGTTAAACTACAAATCACCACAAATAATGGGACGACTTGGAAAGATTACCGTACATACTCCTCTAATAATGATTATAACGTAACAGATGCTGGCAAAATTGAGCCAAATGCAAAGCTACGTATTCAATCAGACATTAAAAGCGGTGAATGTAATGTTGATTTATCTATATTGCCATATACTACATGGGGCATTATCGAATTTAAAGAATTCGTAGATGCTAAAACCATGAAGATTAATATCTTGAATGGTATCGTTGAAAACGAAGCCACCTCTAAATGGAAGATGGGCAGTTGGGGCCGTAGTAATGGATATCCTAAGTTATGTACGTTCTATCAGGACCGCTTTGTAGTGGCCACTACAAATAAGAACCCCAATTATATTTGGATGAGCCGGACTGGTGACTATCCAAACTTTGGCGTTGAAAAAGTAGAGGGTACTATTACAGACGATAGCTCAATTACTTTGCCTGTGATTAATCGCAAAATGTATGAAATCCGTCATCTTGTACCGGCTAATGATCTAATCATTCTTACAAGCGGTAATGAATGGATTGTAAGCGGCGATAAAACGATTACTCCTACCAATTGCAATTTAAAAACACAAACCCAACGAGGGGCCTTATCGTGTGAACCACAGTTCATAGGTAACCGTTGCGTATTTGTACAGGAACGTGGCGGCACTGTTCGTGATATGGGGTATAGCTATGAATCCGATAATTATACAGGGCAAGACCTTACGTTATTTGTTAAGACACGTGTTAGAGGATATTTAACTATCACCAGTGCGTATGCGCAAGATCCAGATAGTATTATCTACTACATCAGAAATGATGGAGAAATTAATTGCTTAACCTATATACCAGAGCAAAAGGTGTACGGATGGTCACATTTTGTTACCAATGGTAAATATCTATACTGTGAATCCGTGTCTGAGGGTGAACAGGATAGCTTGTATACTCTTGTTGAACGCACATTGCAAGGGAAAAAAGTTAAATGTATCGAGCGTATGGTGCCACTGTATTCTGATGATGTGAATGTATTCCTTGATTGCTATGTCGAATTTAAGTCGAGTAATGCAATTGATAGTATTAACATTCCTCATTTGAGTGGTCAAACTGTGCAAGTTGTAATTGATGGTAAGCAACAACCGGATGTAATTGTGCCAGATGATGGCTTATTGCCATTAAACGTCAGTGGTAGCAATATCAAAATCGGGTTACCATTTACCTCTAAAATTCGTATTCCGTCTGTAGAAATGCAAATGCAAGATGGAACATTACAAGGTCGTATTGCTACCGTATCAAGAGTGGTATTGCGAGTTTATAAATCGTTTGGCGGTAAAGTTGGCCGTACATTTGAACGGATGGATGATATTACATTACCACCGAATGAACTATTTACTGGTGACAAGCCTGTAATTTTACCTAAAATGGGTACGAACTATTCAATAGATACATCGATATGTATTCAGCATAGTGATCCGTTCCCATTTAATTTATTATCGATAACTCGCATAGTTGAAATTGGCGGAGGACTAAGAGATGTACCGGGACTTTAAAATTGACGAAATTGAGCCTACACGGCGCGATAAATTAATTCGTGACCTAGAAGTCAACCTAAGGGCAATAGATGCCATAGAAGTCAAAGAGGTGAATCGTTTATACCCTTTTAAGGACTTCTGTTCCGAGATTTGTAAATCTGATTATGATAGCCATGTCGTTGTAGAAGACGATATGGCTATTTGCGTATACGGGATTTCAAAAGAACCAGTTAACGGAATGTATGGAATTTATTTTCTAGGTAATAAAGTATTAGAAAACGATATGCGGTGGCAGATGCGTTTTATTAAATTGAGTAACCAAGTTATTGCTGAATGGTTAGAGACTAGGGAATGGCTATTTAATTACGTTCACACAACTAACATTAAAACAAAGCGATGGCTCGAATCGATTGGGGCTGTTATTCATCCAACTGTAAAAGTTGGCGATTTAGAATTATTCACTCTCAAGAAGGAGGACTTCATATGTGCTTACCCGCAGCGGCAATCTTAACCGCAGTCAGCACCGGCATAGGGATGATTGCGCAAAATCAACAAACAAAAGCGCAAGTTTCGATGTATAACGCCCAAGCACAAGCGGCAGAAGCTAACAAGCGAATATCTGACCGTAAGCAAGAGCAAATTGCCATGCAACAATTACAAGAGCGTGACAAAATGGATAATCGTATGCGCCTTATATCCGGCACGAATGCGGCAGAAGCAGGGGCCGGTGGGTTGCAAATGGCAGGGTCCCCATTACAGTTAATGGCATCTAGTTATGATGAATATAACAAAGATGTGTATAACTGGGAACAGAATAAAAATAATGCTATTTACAACGAATATTTGAATGGTATGAACTATCAGAATGAAGCTAATGCTGCACGTGCTTCTGCTAAAAATGCACGACGTCAAGGTAATTTGGCAATGGTAGGTAGTATTCTTGGCGCCGCATCATCTATGTATAGTCTCAAACAGCAATATGCAAGTGGCAAGATGAAGACTACATATGGTGGTGACCCTGTGGGGTATACAGATAAAGGACCGATAGTAACGGTTAAGCGCGACTATAGAATGAGGTAGGATATGAAATTAGTTAATTATGATCCAACTCAAAAATTAAATACAATCCAAGGTGGCACACAAGCCGCAGGAAATGAAATGGCATATGGCGGTAATCAACAAGGATTGTCAAATTTAGGCAAAGCGATTGGTGATTTAGGTTCGACTATGCTACAAATCCAAAAACAAAAAGAATTGGTAGATGTAGTAAATGCGGCTAATGAATATACAGAAGCCATGAATCAGGCTATGTATGACCCTGAAAATGGTCTTATGAACCGTAAAGGAGAAAATGCATTAAATATTCCTACTGATTACAGCGAGATTGAATCTGTCAAACGAAATGGAATTCTTAGAAAATATCATTTTAAGATGACAGATTCGATTAATGCATTTAACAAAATTGTTGATAACGACAGAATAAATACAATTAATACAATTAATCGATATGTTCGTGGCCAATATGAGGATAGTGCCATGAAGGCGTTGAATATGAGCATTCAAAACATCGCTAATAACGGCGTTGTAAACAGCAATCCTGATTCATTTGGACAAACTATGCAACAAATAAGCGGTAGCGTTCATGCTCAACTTGCTAATCTTGGATATGACGATAATACGATTAATCTTCAAGTTAAAAAGGCGCAGCAAGATACTGCAGTTACCATGATTGAAAAGAAAATCTCTGATGATGATTTAGACGGTGCAAATAAGATGATTAACGCCGTCGCCGAATCCGGATTGATTGACGAAAAGGAAATTATGGGATATCGGCAAAAAGTACGAAAAGCAAGTATGGTATTGGCAACCGGCAACGAAAAGACGATTCGTGATGTCATTGGTGAATTTGACCCGTATGATCCAGACCTTTTGAATAAAGTTACCAATAAATTGTTCGAAAGTGGATTTGGTAAAGTTGCGGGCAGTACTGGTGAGGCGACTGTCGAAAATTTAAAAGCGGCTGTAATGGGACAGGAAAGCGGCGGTGATGCTGGCGCAGTTAATGGTCGAACAGGTGCATATGGGTTATTCCAAATCTTACCGAGTAATTGGCCACAATGGAGTGAACAAGCGGGTATCCCGGGTGCTGATATGTCTGACCCGGAAGCGCAAAAAAAGGTTGCTGCATTTAAGCTAGGTGAGTATGCACAGAAATATGGGGTCGAAGGCGCCTTTGCTGCATGGTATGCGGGGCCTGTGAATGGGCAACGTTGGAAGGACGGCGCACCGGATGCCATTGATAGTGATGGTAATCATTATTCTTGGGATGCACCACAAGGAAACGGTGATGAACCTAGTGTTCGCCAATACATACAAGAAGTTAAAGCACGTCTATTTAATGGACAAGCCCAAGCAGAAACTCCCGCGCAGGCTCAACAACGTAAAGAAATGATTCAACGTAATGTCGCTACTCAATTGCAACAAATTGCACATAGTCGAGCTGTGGCGCTAGAAAACCAAAAAGCAGAAGTAGAACAAATGGTTGCTGCCGATGCTAAAAACGGTGGAACTGATGTGACAGCGCTAAAGATTAGGCAGGATTATGCTGCTACTCATCCTGAATATGCAAGAGCCATGCAAGGTCAATTGAATCAAGCGCAAATAGCAGTTAATAAAGCGGCAGCTAAAGCATTGCAAGCTAAAGAGGTAAATGTGCTAGGAGTGAAGACAGCCATCGCTAACGGTCAATTTAAAAGCATGGATGACCTAAATGATTTTATAGGACAAATGGGCGTGTATTTTAACCCTCAACAATTAGCGCAAATTAATAAAGAATTTGATGAGTACGCTAATGGTACAGGGAAGTATTCTCCTAATATGAAAGGCATGAAAAGTAGCATAGAAAGTCTAGCAGGTAGGAAGATTGATGGGGTTGAATGGCAAGGTGTATCTGCTGCAGTATATCCTAAAGTACAAGAATTTAGAGAAAAGAACGGATATGATCCGTCGCCGGCGCAAATGGCACAATGGGGTGCTGAGGAAGTAGCACAACAAGCAATTGCTTCCACTAAAACAGGTGAGTTTTGGGGTGCAGGGAAAATGGCAAATTTCTTTGGCGGTAAAGGCGCTGCCGTTAAATATACAAATGCTCAATTAGCTGCTAATGGTATGTATGGTTTATATAACACTACAGGTGATGATGGACAACCGTATTATGTTTACAAAGATAGTAACGGAGAAGAACATACGATTACACCTGAAGAGTTGGCGGAAAGGTTAGGGCAATAATGAGTAATTATAAAATCACACCTGAACAAGCAACAAATGGTACTTTTGGTATTCAATCAAAAGCACATACACCATTTGAAGGTGCTATACAACAAGAAACCACAGACAATTCATACGGTAAAGCCATAAGTAATGCCGCTAGTGGGGTTAATGCTTGGTTACATAAAGACCCATCGCAAGCTACTGTTGACGTTAATAGTCTCAATGCATTAGCACAAACGGATGTAACGCCTGAACAAAGCGAAAACTTTGTAAATAAGGCTAGTGAAATATTGCAACCGGCTATGCATCGTGCAGAACAAATATATTTATGGAATAAAGAGGATTGGAGCCGGTCTGCCATTGATAGTGGTGAAAAGCTAGGTATTAATCCGGATTTAATCATGGCTAGCGGTCAAGAAGGTATCAGACGTGCTGAATTGGCTGCCGCACAAATGGATAGAGGTAAAACGATTCAAGAAATCCGTGATATGTATCCAGAACTTAATACTATAAACTATAAAAGTTCTGCCGAAGCTATTACTGCATTGCGTAATCTCGAATCCATCAATAATACACATGGGGTGTTTGATGCCGTACAACAAAATGTGTGGTCGATGAATGACCAAATATTGCGTGCACAAGCCGGTTATAAGTTATCTCAAGAAAACGATCCTAATAAGATTGCTGAATTAACAGCTGAAATTGATCGTTTAGATAATAATTTATCAAAATATAGACAATCCGATGGCAGTAGTATTTTAGAAGCTGTGATTGGAGAAACTGCAGCGCAAGGGTATATGATGGCTGTACATGCTATCAAAGGGTCAAATCGTGCTGCAGAAGGTATGGCGTTAGGTGCAGCTACTGGTGCTGCTGCTACTGCGCCAGCAGGGGGCGAGGGTGCTATTCCGGGTGCATTAGTTGGCTTGAATACTGGCATACAAGTAGGTATGGCAGAACAAATGTATCAAATGTCATTTGGCAATAAATATCTTGAATTAATCAATAAAAGAGACAGTAACGGCAATCGTATATATTCTGATGACGAAGCAAAAAAATACGCCATGTCATTTGCCGCAGTTGATGCGGGGATTGAATTTGTGGCGACTCGTGCTATTGGTAAAGCAGCATCTAAAATCGCTCCTAAGTCCGCACTTGCCAATGCAGTTTCAAGAGGGACTACTAATGCAGCTGAGACATTTAATCGTGGTATTGGTGTTACTGCTGCACAGGTGGCCAAGAGTTCTATTAAGGCTGGTGCTCCAGAACTATTTGAAGAGGGCCTGCAAGATGTCAATGAAAAATTACAGCATAACCTATGGCGCAAATCGAATGATCCGGAGGGAAATTATTCCGTAGGCGATATGTTCGTCGGTGCCGGTGAGGCTATGTGGCAAGCATTGCCAGCGGTAGTTGGTTTCGGTGTAATCGGTGGCGGCATCAGTGGTGCTCGTACCATGAAAGCCTTTAAAGATTTTCAAAAGTTATCTCCTGAAGAACAGCACATAGCTGTTATGGAAGAACAAAACCGTAATGGACATGTTATCATGCAGAACCTTAAAAACGATGCTGCGGCTAATAATTTGGCAAAAGAAAACCCTGAGTTGTACGGAAAAATTGTGCAAGCTCAAGGCGATAATATAGGCGTGTCTACGGCCTATATAAATGTCAATGAAATGGCTGAAACTGCAGAAGGTCAAGCGGCTATCCGTAATATGGTGGATGCAGGACTTACTACACAAGAGGAAGTATCCAAAGCAATTACGGCTGATGCTCCGATTGAAATTCCAATTGGTTCATATGCACAATTAAGCGGTGGCTTATCTGAAGAAACAGTTAAAGCATTAGAAGAATCTTCTTACTTTACACGTGGCGGTCTTTCTATGAAAACGCTTGAACGTGCAAAAGAAGAAGTCCATGTTATGAAAGACCTTGTTAAAGATGATACTGAAAAACGTGCAGAGCGTGTTAAGAATGATATTATTCGTTCCTACTTTGATGAAACATCCGATGTAGACAAAGAAATGCTTGATGTGGTTCTTGCTGATCCAACACACATTAAACAAACATTTAACAATGTGTATAAGGAATTAACCGAGCAATACAGGGAACAATATACAAGCGATTTTGATGCTATGGATACAGATTTAGAAACCGCACGTACTAGCGGTGTAAATCCTACATGGTTAGGCGAAAACAAGCCACCACGTTCCAATTCAGAGCGTAGACGAATGGCGTATCAATCTAGCCTTGCTCGTACGCAAAGTGCATTAGCAGATAATCCAGAAGCACTTAATCAAGCGGGTGCCCATTATGCTGATATGGAACATACACTTAAACAGATTGAGTCGCTAGAATCTATGCGAGATACATTATTTGAATTGGCAGATAATGATATCGCTTTACGTATGCAACTATCTAAATCTGGTTATGAAGTGTATCAATCACTTAAATCCATAATGAGTGATGAAACTGTAGACCGTAAACAACGTGATACGGCGGAAGCTAATGCCTTACTCATGGCACAACATGCTGATGTTATGGCAGATATTATGCGACGTGCAGGACGTGGTAACTATACGGCTATGGATTATTTTAATACTGTTCGTGTACAAATGAACGGCGGTGCATATAATAATGGGTATGCACAACCATTACAAATGCAGCAAAAAATAGAAACGGATATAAAAAATTGGGGACAAGTTGTTGATGATCAATTGAACGGGAAACAAATTAATCGAACTGTTCAAATAATGGATTCTCCACTCGTATTACAAATGTTAGGATTTGACGGCAATGTCATGATTGATCCGAGCATAATTCATAAAGTAATTACTGGAAAGCACGCTAATCAAATATCAATTGATGACATTAAATTATTGCCTAAAAAAATAGCTAATCCAGTTGCTGTATTTAAGAATTATAATGGTCGTTCACAAAAAGCAGTTCCTGATGAAGCAATTCTTGTATTAGATATGTATGCTAAAAACGGCAACCCAAATATAAATGCAAGCGGTGAGAACATCCAAGTTGTCGTTACATTTACTAAAACTGCTAATGGAACAAACATAAATAAAATTAAAACCATTACTCCAAGACGTAATATCAATTGGTATAATCAACAAATCGCAAATGGCAACTTGTTATATGCGAATACAAAAAAAATAAACCGTCTAGTAACGGGTAGCAGGCAACAAATGGCCCAACCGGTTACTAAACAGTTTATTATTAACAATAGTATACCAAACGAAAAAGATTTAGACAAGCTCCGCAAACAATATAATTATCAATACTATCAAGCTGCATGGCATGGTTCACCACATGATTTTGATGAGTTTGATTTAGGCGCCATCGGTAGCGGTGAGGGCAATCAAGCACATGGTTGGGGATTGTATTTTGCTAAAGATAAGAAGATAGCAGAAAATTATAGGGATATATTAGGTGCAAATAGCATAGAGATTGTTACAGAGAAAACAAAGTATAAAATAAATGAAGATGCAGAATGGTATGATGAGAAAACAGGAAATGTTATAAGCGATGAAAACCCTTTGTCTATGGCTCTTACTGAAATTGCGGAAGTAGGGAGTAACGATAAGGCAATTAAAAGTTTACATAAATTTATAGATTCAAAGAAAGGGAAAAATACTCAATTTGTTATATCACAAACCAAAAGAGCTGTAGAAGCAATTAAGTTATTAAAAGAAAGTAAATTTACTAAACAAGAATGGAAGTCCATTTTTAAAGTAGAAATACCAAATGAAACAGAGTTATTACCAGAGCACTATCCTATTTCTGGATATAGTCGATATGTAAGAGATAGCTTGAAAAACGGATTACATAAAATGTCAGAAGAACAACTGGAACGTTTTACAAGTCTATTAATTAAATATCACAAAGGGTCTATTATTGGTGATGAATGGACAAATAAATACACACGCTTTATGGATGTAGGGTACATAATATCTGAACTACATAACAAAAATAAAACAATAAATGACATCAATAAAATTCAAAAAAGAAATATTGATAGATTTTTGAAGTCAGTAGGTATAGATGAAAATATTGATACCATAGCTGGTAATGAAGATTTATTGGAAGCTGTGTATAAAAAGTTTAGATATGATCTATATTCACAATACGAGAAAGAAAAACAGTTAGAACGAGAACGTGAAGAAAAAGCTATCTCGAATGTTAAGACTGATGTATATGGTGCATTAGAGAAAACCAATATTGCTGGTAAACAGTTGTATTCGTTTTTATCTCATGCACTTGGTAATGATGAACATTTTAATCTTCATAACGTGAAAAATGCTAAAAAAGCTAGTGAATTTTTAAATAGTATCGGTATAAAAGGCATCTACTACGATGGCGAACAAGACGGACGATGCTATGTAGTGTTCGATGATAAAGCAATCAAAGTCATTGAAAAGTACAATCAATCTATCAACGGTATGACACAAATTAATAGTCCTACTGACCGCCTTATTCAAATCTTCAAAACGGCTGACCGGTCAACATTCCTACATGAAATGGGACACGTATTTTTTGATGATATTAAAAACCTCGCTGAAATGGAAAATGCCCCAGAGCAACTTGTAACAGATTGGAACAAGTTGAAAGAATGGTCTGAATGGGACGATACAAAAGGTGCTGATAATACTAAAGCACATGAAAAATTTGCTCGTGGATGGGAAGCATACCTTCGTGAAGGTAATGCACCTACAAAAGGATTACAACGTGTATTCCGTATGTTCTCGAAATGGTTAACTCGTATCTATCGTGCGGTGACACGACTAGGCGGATTGCCACCAAAGGAAATTCAAGACATTATGGCACGCATGATTGCTACCCAAGAAGATATTGATGCTTACACAAAAGAACAGGCACTTGAACAATTTGAATCTAGCAAGTTATTTAAACAGCTCGATGAAGCTGAGCAAGCAAAGGTTCAAGGCCATATTGCCGACGTCGGGGAAATGGCAAAAGAACGTGTAATGAAGCGGTATATGAAAGAATTGGAAAGTCGTCCAATTAAAGAATGGAACGATGAAAAAGATTCTATTCAAACTGATATTGAAAAGCGTTTAATGGAGCAATATCCAATCTACAAAGACCATCAACGCTATAATGCATTTGGTAAAGATGCATTAGCCAATACTCGATACGGCACGCTAAAAGAATTAGAAACTGCTGAACGTGAGCAAACAGGCTTTACATTTGATGAGGCGGTATCACAGGCTATGGAATCTGCCAAACAGGCATTCATTGAAGATAACCACATTGGCAAATCTAATATAGAGATTGCTGAAGAATGGTTACTATCTTCTGATGGTCAAATGAAATTAACCGAAGAGGAAGCTAAAATCATTAAGTCACAAACCAATCGAGACCTTGCTAAAAACTGGGAACTACTTGATAGGTTAAATCGACTTAATCCTAATTCAGAAACAATTGAATCTGATTTGGAAATAATTGAAAAAGAGTTAACAAAAGAGCAAAAACTTCGTAAAGAAAAAGCAAAGGTTGATAAAGAGCTCGGTTCTGTTTCTAAAGAATTAGATAAAGCTAATGATGAAATAGAGCGATTAAAAGAACAACAAAAAGAATTACAGGAGCAAGCAAGTAAAAATCAATCTGAACTTAAAGGTGAAAAGAATGAGTTAAGTAAACGTCTGACAATTGTAACGAATCGACTTGATAGAATAATCGAACAAAAAGAGCGATTAGAAGAACGTATGTTAATGAGATTAGACAATCAATCATTAAGCTCACAAGAACGTATCGAACAATTAAAAGACTTACTTCAAGACCGCATTGATAACGTACGTGCAATTCGAGATAGTGGAATAGGTGTAATCAGTGACTATATGAACCGTGCTAGACAGGAATTGGGCGATTTGACCTTATCCCAAGCTAGTCAATATAAGAAATATCAAAACCAAGCTATTCGGGAAGGTAAGCGTGCTGATAGGGCATTGGCAGTCAATAAATTGGAAGAGGCTTTGCAAGCTAAACAATTGCAACTTTTAAATCAAGCGAGAGCTCGTGTTGCGTTTGATAATACGCTCCGCATTAAGAAGTTAAGAACTAAGTTACTTGATAATCTAAATAGGATGACACGACCTAAGAATCCTATTACTATTGAACCTAATATGCGTTACTTCTACGCACATATGGCATATCAAATGGGGTTAACTAAATATGATGGGCTTGAGCCAGTAGATGGGTTTGATATGAATGCAGTAATTAATGCATTAGATCCTGATGCGGATATTCTAGGTGACCAAAGTATTACATTCCTTGACCCATGGATTGTACAACTATTCTATGGTAAAACACCTATGTCATTTAAAAATCTAACAATGAGTCAGTTGAACACACTGGAAGAATTAATGACAGGCATGTATAAGAATGGCCGCAACGCTTATGAAGGCTCTACCATTCTTAATGATAAAGGTGAATCGATTACATTTGATGATGCAGTAGATGGCATATTAACGGAAGCAATCGATACATTTGGTAAAGTTAATGGAAATGTATTTAATGCACAAAACAATCAAACAGGGTTGGAAGCTGTTGCAGGACTTATCAATAAAGGCAATTTATCATTGCTCAAGGTTGAAACATTCTTACGCCGATTAGGACCAAATGCTGTGAAATATATCTATGATCCGATTAGCCGTGCAACACAAGCCTTTAATGAACGCAAGGAAGTGTCCATGCGTAGATTGGCAAAAGATGTATCCTCTGTGTATGGTAAGCGTGAATTATTTAACATCCGAAATAAGCATATGTACGATGTTGGGGAATTGCGTAATCTAACCAAAGAGCAAGTCATTGCATTAGCATTAAATTGGGGTACAGAACGTAACAGACAACGGGCAATGGAAACGGCCAAGGTAACTGAAGTTGAAATGGAAAAAGCCTTTCAAGAAATCCTCACCGATAAAGATTGGGAATTTATTATTCGGACATGGGACCACATTAACTCCTTCTTTACTGAACGTAGCAAAGTCCAAGAGGAACTCTATGGGAACCCATTAAAGAAAGAAGAAGGAATTACATTCTCTATTGGTGGTAGAACTATCAACGGTCAGTATTATCCAATTGTGTATAATCCAGAAGTCAACGCAAGCATATCTGACAAGGAAGTAGAAGACATTGCCAAGACTATGGTTAGCAGTAATGCTATATTGGGCACTGGAATGAGTGCTACTAAATCACGGTTAGATGTAGTTAAGGATAAATCATTGTTGTTAGACTTTGACGTTATTCCGAATGCTATTACCGAATCAATCAATCATATAACTATGCGTAAAGCTGTGACGGATGTAAATCGGTTAGTAGCGAATAGAGAGTTCCAAAACTATATTGTTGAGAAATTCGGAATAAATTCCTATCAATTCTTGCGAACTTGGGTTCGTGATAATTGGAAAGATGAGGCAGCTAAGATGGATGATGTTGGTAAAATTTTAATGCTTCTTAAACATAATGCAACAATGGCTATTATGGCTGGACGTGCATCAGTTGCTATCCAAAATGCCTTAAACATTCCTGTTGCTATATATCGTATTGGTGCTGGTAATGTAATTCGTGCTGTTAATCATGCAGGAGTAGGGTTCTATGGTCATGGAACAGAAAGCTATAATAACACTCGTGATTTTGTTATGGAGAAATCCATATTTATGAGAGAACGAATTCAAACTTTGGATAAAGACCTCAAAAAAGGATTAAGCATCCAAGGAAAGGGGCTCCGTATTAATGATAAGAATATCGGCGGGTACAAGTTTGAAAAAGGTGCTGAAATCCGTGATGAAATTAATAACATGGGATTCCGACTGCTCACGGAAACAGACTTCGCATTATCCGTACCAGTATGGAAATTTGCATATGATCAAAAGGTTACTGAACTTCAATCTAAAGAAGGATTAAGTACTGAATGGATTAATCAACACGCAATTGAAGCAGGTGACCGAGCAATACGGGATATATTCGGAAGTGGTGATACTAAAGATGCAGCATCCATTCAACGTTCACGGAGTCAATGGGTTCAATTATTTGTTCCGTTTTATTCATATGCTAATACTTTGTATAATATCATCGCTGAATCATGGTATATAGGCAAAGACAAAGGGGATTGGATGCCTTTTGCAAGAGTGTTATGGTGGGGGATTATATCACAGGCAATTGGTATGACAATTTACAAAGCCATGACAAATGGTGACGATGATGATCCAGAATCTATCGCCAAGTCTTTTGCCGAAGAATTTGTACAACAAGGAACTATGGGGATTCCATTAGTAAGAGATATAGCCACTATGGGTATGAAATTTATTTTAGGAGAACGTCCATACAATAAAGGTAATACCGTAATGGGATTAAGTATCTTTGAAAAATTATGGGATACAGGACAAGCCATTTCTAGTGACAATAAGGACTTTGTAGATGTAGGCCGTTCGCTCAGTCAGGTTTCCAATCGTATAACTGGTTTTAGTGACACTGTAACCGATGCCTTCTGGACGTTATTACGTGTAGGTGTAACGGATACGGACGCTAAAATTGAAGATGTATTCATGTCAATTTTGTTAGACAAGCGTTTAAAGACTAAAAAAGAAAAGAAAAAGAAACAGTAAAAGTAAGGACTACCTAGTTTTAGGTAGTCCTCTTTATATGCAAAGAAAGGCGGGATATTGTGATTCCACAAGTCAGCAATCCAATAGTTCAATATCAATGTGATGGACAGAATAAGACCTTTATTTGGCCGTATGACTTTAATAATATTAAAGACATCAACCTTATTCTAGTTGATGGAGACGGACGGCAAACAGAGCAAACAGGGAATATTCTTTATGATGCTCAAAATAAAACCTTAACATATCCAAGTATTGGTGAGCCATTGCCGGCAACTCATAAGGTTATTTTAATCAGACGTACTCCAATTTCACAAACTACAGAATTAGCCAATAAGTGGCCCTACAATCATATTGAAGGTATGGGCGATAAGGTTATTTTGATTCTACAAGAATTAAAAGAACAATTAGATCGTACGTTGCAAATTCGTGTAGGTGCTGATGAAGATCCAAATCAAGTTGCACGTGATATTGTTGATAATTCTGTAGAGGCGGCTAAAAAAGCAATTGCAGCTGCATTAACTGCAGAGAGTAAAGCAAGCGAAGTACAAGACAATGCAACTAAGCTAACAGCCATTAATGATAATATTAATGCATTATCTCAAACAGTTGATGATAAATTAGCGACTGCAAATACAGCTCTTATCCAAAGTGCTGATACATTTGAGAAAACCCAAGTGCTTGCAGATAATACGAAAGCATATGCTGCGCAGGCAGAATCGAATAAGAAACAAATTAATGATTTAGTATCTAAAGCAGACACGATTAAATCAGACATTGATAATAAACAAATTGCTAGTGTAGGCAATGCTAAGAAAGCAGAAGATGCGGCCAAGCGTGCTGAAATAGCAGCATCGAAAGCCGAGGAAATTGCAGTGCCGGGTGGCAAAGGTATTGTAACTAAAACAGAGGCAGCAGCGACATTTGTATCTAAGAATTCTTTGAACGGTATCGTATCGGTTAAAGACTTCGGCGCTGTAGGCGATGGTGTAACTGATGATACGGCAGCATTTAAACGTGCTAATGATAATTTGGCCAATAAGATTTTATTAGTCCCAAATGGACAATACAAACTAACTGAGCATTTAACCTTTAATACTGTAGGTTCTGTAATGGATATGGGGGTATATACCAATATCAAGCCATATTATCCTACAGAAACGCCAATGTTAAAAGGCGCATCCAACATCGCATTCGTGAAAAACATTACATATGATGCGGAAGTAAATCAGTGCCAAGGGTTTACTTACAATTCCAAAAAGAATGTATTTGTACTGGCTTGTATCAATGGTGAGGGTACTAATCAAATTCTTTATGAGCTCAATCCAGACACTTTTGAAAAAGTAGGTACTTATAAATTCACGGATTCTGAGCGTCTAGGGCATTGTAATACCATGACGTACAATCGCTTTACTAATAAGATTTACCTCGCAAATGGGCTAAAAAACGGAAATAATATAACGGTTATTAATGCAGATACTATGGCAATCGAAAACACTGTTACATTGCAAGAAAAAGTATTTAACATTGACTACGATCCAATTACAAGGACTTATGTTTCCATTGTCCCTATCGCTGGCAATCAAAGAGTCCGAACAATCAATCTATACAATGATGAATTCAAAAAACTCAAGACTTATCAAGTCGATTATATCTATCCAGATATGAATAACAACGGAGCATTCATGCTAAATGGTGCAATCATGTCCGCAACACTAGGAAGTCTTGTCGAATGCACACCATTTGGAACGGTTAAACAGATTATTGAAATCAATCGTGAAACTGAAATTGAAGATATTGCGTATTACAATGGCAAGTTCTATTTTGCTGTGCTTACTCAAAAGCCTAACAAACGTCACCAAGTTGATATATATGTAGGTGACCCAAATTACGATTTTGAAAACTCAATCAATATGCAGCGATTGAAAAATCTTGATTATTTAGGGCTTAGTGGTGGCAAGATGAAAGGCCCTATTATTATGCCAAATAATACGTCTGTTCAAGTAACAGATACTAAAGGAAGCGCTCATCATGCTGTCAAGATGTCTACTGGTAATAGCATGGAATTTGGTATGAGTGATAACCGAACTATATTTTTAGGGACTTCAATAGGTTATTATGACGCTAACAAAAATAAAACATTCAAAGTGTTAACCGAAGATGATGCATCTTCAACAGGAACTTTAATGACTAAAAAGGATGCTGATAATGCGTATCTAGGAAAACAAGGTAACCAAGTTATCTCTAATGGTGGGCTTTCTGCTAAACGAGGGTTTATTTCATATAATGATCCAACACAAATTGATGATTGGGTGGACGATAATGCCAATCGATTAATTATAAAGCAGGTTTTACAAGCTAATGGAGCACCACAAAATGGTGTTTTACTTGAATACAGCCAATATGGAAATAAATGGCGTGGACGACTATTTATTTCAGATAATGGTGATGATGGTGTATATTATGGTGGTTTTTCTAATGGTCAAAATAAAGGTTGGAAAAAAATATATGGCGAAGGTCAGCAAAATAGAATCCAATTTGCCAATGGCGCAGAATTGTGGGTGGAATAATGGCAGTTATCAAAACTAAAACACCTAATGGGCAAATACAATCATATAACTTAACAGATAATTCCAAGGACACAGGTGGTAATTACATCTGTGTCCATTTTAATGGACACGATTATTATGCACGTGTATCAGACAATTCAACTCCGCTAAATGTATTAAAACCAAATGGAGATAGAGGATATGTACAATATGATCCAATAGGGTTCAATACATGGAAATGGGAATCTAGAAATGTAGATAAATTCAATCGATGGTATGTGTATTTACCAAAAGGGAAATATCGTATATTAACCGAGGGGATATCTAAGAAATATCATGATTTAACAATGCAAACCTCTAAGGATATTGAAATCACAATTACAACATATAGAAATTCTAATAACGATGATTTAATTACGTTCAATATCGATAATCAGATAAGTCGTAGAGATTCTTTAGGAAATGGCATGAACCGATTAATTATAGAAAGGACAGGGAATATATGATTGAAATCTTCGCTCCATCGCCATCTATTATGGTGGGATTAAATGAACATGAACTTGTACAAATATCATTAGCTATATTTTGCACATTGATATTAGTATTTGTTGACACGATATTGCGCATCTTGGTCGAGGTGCGCAATTTTAATATCGCAACGAATAGGCCTAGTACAGTTGCTAATACCATATTGGCCATACTATGGCGAGGCTGGTCAACAGTTGAAATTAATGGTAAAAAGCATAGGTTCTTAGTTAGTAATAAATTGCGAGCTGATATGACAAAGAAATTAGTAAAATCCTATCCTTGGTTATTTGTATTGTCGTTTATCTTGCTTACATTACCAGATGTGGAATTTATTTTCTTAGGACGGCTAGATACGTTTTTAAGCACAGGAATGTATCTCATTCCCATTGTAATTGAGTTAGCATCTTGTGTTGAAAATATGATTGAACTGGAATTGGTGGAATCGAGGTGGTTTAAGCGTGCGATTGGATTAATTCAACAATTAATAGCATTCATTAAATCTGTAAAAGAGGCGATTAAATGAAAATCAATTATGAGGACACTATCACCTTGCTTGCATTAGCGGCCGCCTTGATTATGACTATTTATCTTGAACAAAAGGATTTGGCAAGTGTAATAGTCGGTGTATTGGGCGGTTATATTGGTGCAACTGGTGGTGTTAAGCGTTCGCAGTACATGAACGGTGGAAGCAATGACAAAGAAAAGGAGCAAAACAAATGGAACTAGGAAAATTAAGTGCGGCATATGAAAGTAATGGAGACCCGGCTATTGTATCTACAGGTGAGGGGGACCTTGGGGGCATTTCGTATGGTGCTTATCAGTTAGCAAGCAATTGCGGGAGTGTGGATGCGTTCCTTGGTTGGGGCTTACGCCAAGAAGATGGATTCTATAAAGATTATGCAAGAGCCCTTCAAAACGCAGGACCTATTAACTCCGATGAGTTCATTAGTAAATGGCAAGAATTGGGAACCATAGACCCTAATGGATTTATGGCAATGCAGCATGACTACATCAAATATGCTTATTATGATGTGGCATGTAGTGAATTAGCCAATCAATTATTTGATGTTAATATCCATAGCCGAGCATTACGTGATGTTGTATTCTCCGCTGCTGTTCAATATGGACCCGGTGAAGTTGTTAATCTTTTTAAAGAGGCCATGCAATATGTTCCGGGTTGGGAGCCTGATTGGAACTTATCTTATGTGAATGACATTAAATTTGACTGGGATTTAATTAATGGGGTTTATGAACAACGGAAGCTGCATCCATGGAACTATGAAGGAAATCCAGATTGGTTACGTGAAAATCTTGTTGACCGTTTTTGTGCAGAAAAAGGACAAGCGCTAGAAATGTTTTCACAAGAAATGCAAGAAAGGGGGCTATGATGAACCTTTGGACTTTTAAGGTATTATGTTACCTAAAACGACATAAAACATTACTAATAGGGGTAATTTTAATTATTTTAGCTATTGTAGGGGTGTCTATATATAATTCACATCAGGTTGAAAAGCCTGTGTTATTAAAACAGGAGCAAGTAAAAGATCCTGTAAAACTGGCTAATGCTATTCATATTACCAAAGATGAAGCACAACAGGTTGTTTCCAAGATGGAAACGGCTCAACCTGTATCCACTTATTATGTGCAAGCTCCTACGGTTGAACAGGCGGCCAAACAAACACAACAAGCTATCAAACATGAGGACCCGGCATTACCTAAAGCAGCAACGGAAAAATCTGATAGAACTGCAGTGGTTGCTAATACAGATAAGCAAAAGGTAGATGTCTACAAAATCAATTTAGATAAACCGCATAGTATAGTGGCTGGTGTAACTGTAATGACTAATGGTGAGGTATATGAAACAGTAGGCTATGAAGATAAACGCTTTGAGGGGTTAGCGCACTTTAAAGGTTCAGAATTTAAAGGTGCATCCGCATTAGTAAAAGTTGTGAGATGGTAGAGGTGATCTAAAATATCTCCGAGTTGCACGGTTTGCAACAGTCAACTATTAGATGATAGTTAATGGGGGTGATAAAATCAGTACACTATATCTTGATGATGATATGATGCCGTATGCTGATATATTTATAAAAGCAATAGTCAATATTGAGGCATTGGGTTATTCTTTTAAACCTGATTTATTGATACATAAATATATCGGAAGAAGTAAAAAGCTATTAGGCATAACATATTGGTATAATGATGACTCTTGCTTGATTGAGTTAAGTAAGGATAATCACGATAAAGATATTGAAATAAATACAATCTATCATGAGTTAGCACATGCTACTATCGAGTGTCATTTTAAAGGACACGGAAAAGAATTTAAGCAAATACGAAAGAAAATAATTGATGCTTACAACATAGATATTGGCGGTGCATTTTTAAGTTGAGGTGATAATATGGCAAAGACATTTGAATTTAACGGTAAGACTTATAATTTTGCAGAAGATATTCAAGTTCCGCAAGAGGGGTTATTCGAGGCAACATTAGTTGATGAAAACAACCATCGATGTGAAATGATTTTTAGGAACGGTGTACTATTCCGATTAACTGAATTAGATTAAATAAATTGAGGGTAGCGTAATTGCTACCCTCTTTTTTATTTGCCGTCAAAAATTCGTCAAAAACTTATTTTGAAATATAATGTTTTTTGTAATTTGTTAAGAATGGCCACAATGAAAAACTTTGATTATCACAACGTATTTTGAAATTTGAAATATTTTAAAGCAATATACACTTTTATGATTGACAAAAATGTCGATACACCTCCAACAGTAGAAAATCTATATAAGGAA